AACAGGCCTCACAGGTTCATTCAACCAATTAAGTGTAACATCTACGGGAGACACAGCTTCACCACCTTTGGATGGACATTTATTTAGAATAACAGACACTTCAAATAACAATCCGGATATCGATCATTTCTTTGTTGAAAACGATGCACTAACATATGGAATGCGTTGGCATTATGATGGAGGAGATAATGATTTTAAATTATATAGACATAATAATGATGCTACTGGAACACCAGTAATAAAATTTAATCGTGGAAATGATAATATTACGGTTTATGGAGAAATAACCGGTGTTTCAACTTTAGGGGGTTCAGCAGATGCAGTTCTTAACATATCAGCTGATTCTGATATTATATACACAGCTGATAATGATGGAGATGAAGTAGGCCAACATATCTTTAAAGACAGAACAGCTACATTACTTACAATAGATGAGACTGGTGCAGATTTTTCATCTCATATAACAGCCTCAGGTAATATAAGCGCAAGTGGTGATATAATTGCTTCAACATTAACTGGGAAGTTTAAACATAGAGATTTGCAATTAGGTCGACAAACTAATAATTTGAATGACAACGCAAATGGCGATATTATTTATTGGGATGTATCCCAGGGAACTACTCAAGGTAATATCTATTCTCTGTGTGATGGCACTTGGACTCTAGCTTCAAATGCAGGTTCTGTTTCAACAGGTTCTTTAGCTATAGCTATGGGAGATGACGCTCAGGTAGGTATGTGTGTTAGAGGTCTGGTTTATATGGCTGCAAGCTATAGTACTACGGCAAAAGGGGCTCCTGTATATTTAAGTACAACTACAGGAAGGTTGACAAATGCAGTATCAACAACGTCTGGTAAAATAAATAGGATCGTTGGATATCATATGAGCGGTAGTCAAACAATATATTTTAATCCTGATAATACATGGATAGAAGTAAGTTAATATGGCCTATACTGGTAAAACATTAACTTTCGAAAGTGATAAAATTTATTATACTGATGGAGATAATACTTTTGAAGTGATGATGGATTGGGAATCCTCTATAATGAAAGCTTCTGCTGATTATGTATGCTCTAATGGTGGGGATATATTAGAGTTAGGATTTGGGATGGGTATATCTGCAGGATATATTCAAGAGAATTCTATTAACTCTCATACAATTGTGGAGTGTCATCCCCAAGTATTGGCGAAGGCTAGGGAATGGGCTGAAGGGAAATCTAATGTAGTAATAGTAGAAGGTGAATGGTTTGATATAAAAGATTCTTTATCTACTTATGATGGAGTGTTTTACGATACATACGGGGAAGATGATTGGAGTAGGTTTGGAAGTGTTATATCTTCATTAGTTAATATAGATGCTAAAGTAACGTGGTGGAATAACAGTCCTAGCGCTACTACTATACATGATATAGATGGTGTCGAGTATGAACAAATAGATATTAATCCACCTATAAATAGCTATTATAACTCAAATAAGTATTATTTACCTAAAAAGGAATTCTGATGGCTACGGTGTATTCAAATACTAATGATGGTGTTATAACAACTGGTAATGAGGCTAGCTGGGATGCAGCTAGAGATAAAACCTCAGGGACTGCAGATACAAATAATACCACTGATGCCCCTTTAATCTTTAGATCTAGTGGTAGGGGTGGAGCTACTTACAAAATAGGTAGAGTTTTTATGTACTTTGATACGTCAGGTATAACAGGAACGTTGTCTGAAGCTACTTTAAAATTACGATGGAGCTCTAATACTGAATCATACATTATATTAAAAAGTACAGCATTTGGTGGAGATGGTGGCACCTCATTAGCAGATGCTGATTTTAATAATGTAACTTGGGGAACTGCTTACTCTGCAGAGATAACGAATAATGGTACAGGTGAGTATCAAAATTATACCCTTAATGCAGCTGCATTAGCTGATATAACAGATGATGATGTATTCATAATTGCTATTGTACACCATGACTATGATTATAATGACTCAGCCCCGGGATCTGATGTTAATCTTTCAACTGGTTTTAGGATGACTAATTACTCAGGGACCAGTTCAGATCCATATATAGACTATACCGTAGTAACAGGGTATGGCCATGATGTGTCTGGAACAATAGCTGGTAATATTGCATCCGTTGCAGGGACAACTGCAGCAAACATAGCAAACATAATAGGGGTTTAATTTGCAAATTGATATTTATAATAAAGAATTTACGAAGGAAGATCCATGTCAGCAGGTATATATAACTTTACAATAGAACAAGGTACAACAGTAGTTAAACAATTTACTTATAAGGATTCCGATGGATCTCCTGTAGATCTTAGTGGATATTCTGCAAGCATGGAAATCCGAGAAACATATACTTCTTCAGCTGCTGTATCCAGCTTTACAGGGTCAGCTGCTTCAGTAACTGGTAGTGAAGGATTATCAATCATTGCATCATCTGGTTCTGCAACCAAGGGTACTATAGAGTTAAATATATCTGCAACTACCACAACAGCTTATACTTTCACCAGTGCAGTTTATGATTTAGAAATAACAAGAAATTCAGACACAACGGTCTCAAGACTTTTACAAGGTTCAATAGTATTATCTCCTGAAGTAACTAAGGGATAATCCATGTCTTTAAATTCTGTAGAAATAAACCAAAATTCTCAAACGGTTTCTATTGCCGATATAGGTTTGTATTCTATAGATGTTAGTGACAATGCAATAGGAACATCAGTTGATGTGACTACAGAAACAGTCTCAAATTCCGGGGCTGATATAACTACAACCACCCAGACTAGTACCATAACAACACCTTCGAATCCAAACGTAACAGTTCAGGTAAGTTCTGAACCTTATAATGCTCTTCACGTAAACATTGATGTTGCTAACGAAGTAACAATTACAGATAACTTAGCTTTAGCTAGGTCAGTAAATTCCCCATTGAATCATGATGGATCAGGCCATTATGGTTTAGGATTAGTTGATGCAGAATACCAGCTTCAACTGAGTGAGGATCTATTTGCTCCGATCATGGCCAGTTCTAAAATGGAAATAACTGGTGATGGTTCTCAAGATTTGTTTCTAGTTAAACTTAATGATAGTGCTGAAAGTAAATTTGTAATTAATCTCCAGGGTGTAACGCTATTAGGAGCATTTTCCGAAACCCCCGACCATGTAAGTGGAGGGATGTTCTATAGTTCTTCTGGAGATTTTTATCTTGGTTAATGATATTTATATAGGAATTAATTCAAAAGGCAAGAAGTATGTTTCAAGATAAATTTATAGTAAAAACATGGCAGGAATTATCGGCATCAGTTGCTGGTGACTCTAATCTAAGTTTTAAACCCTTAAAAAAACTCCCAAAATCTGTGCAGCAAGGAAAGCATTCCTATAAGTCAAATAAAGGCTGGTTTAAAAGAGATCGGATTGCCCAGGACTCAGCAACTATTGGGGCATCAACATTAAGTCAGGGCTTTTTTATATATGATTCAGAGAATAGTACTAGTTATGCTGCTTATCCTTCTCAATCTTTTATGGATGATATGATGGACATGGTTGGTTCTCAATCATTTAGTAGTGATGCTTTTGCTCAAATGAGTGAATCATTTACCAATGTGACTTGGCCAGACTATGTGGTTCAAATGGATGAGTTTGCAGCATCAGGATCTTGGACTGCTAGTATAGGTTGGTCTACAAATGCTGTAATATTATCATCATCAGTTTGGACTGGAGATTATACACCTTCAGCAAGTATTTCATTTACTAATGGATCTACTAATGATATTGGTCTGAAACAGGCTTTCAGCTCAGATAGAAATATGTGGGTGGATGCAACCTATTCTGGTTCTTATATGCACTCAGATGTAGAATGGTCTTTACCAGTAACTACAGCATCATATAATATTGTTAATTTACAAACAGGATCATTTCTTGCTACACCTAGCTTTTCATGTAGCTTCAGACATGTATCATATGAAACTCCTGGTTATACAGCATCAGATGGGTCGGTTAATACTGCTTATACAACTACAGAATTGAATAATAGTACTGAATGGAACTATACTGGTTCTGATATATTTAATGATGCTCCTACTGGCAAAGCAATAGGCAGTGGATTCTCAGAGAACAAGGTAATTTGTTATGACCATGCTGGTAGCGCTTTAGGTGTTCCGGTAGTCGAACAGATAATAAAAACTCAGATATATGGTGATAATCCAAATGAAGCTCCAGATGAAATGCCTTCTACGATAGCTATATTCTCTAGCTTCGGTGGTAATTTTGCTACTGTTGCTTCTAGCAATTTCAGAAGATATGCAGTAAGTGATAGAAATGCTGTAGGTTCATATGTAAATGCAGTAGTATATTATGTAAGATCAGGTTCTGAGACATTAGGATTAGGTAGTGGCTCCAATCAAGGATCACATATATTCGCAAATGCTCAATTAACAGTTAATGCAACTCCAGGAGTATATATCAATACTAGTGGAGGCTTACCCGTAGAAGCGTATAAAACAACAACCGGCTCTGAATGGAGTCAACTAATAAGATTTGATGGACGATCACTATAAAGGATAATTAAACATGGCAGAATGGAAAAAAGTAATAGTATCAGGCAGCTCAGCCGTCTTAAGCGGGTTAACTATACCAGAACAAGCGGCAGCTTCAACTGCTGAAGTATTAATAATAGACTCCGCCGGGGTTGTAACTTCGACAATTCAGTCTAGTATAGCTGGTGCTGGTACAACATCACAGTCATTAACTGTCGACGACTCCACACTTAGCCTAGATTCAGGAACGACCTTTGACGGCTCTGTTGCAAGGACAATAAGTGTTAAGACTGATGGTATTGACTCTGGTCAAATTGCTGCTGGTGCAATTGACTTAGAACATATGTCAGTTAACTCAGTTGATTCAGACCAATATGTAGATGGTTCAATTGATCTAGCACATTTATCAGCAGACTCAGTTGATGGATCTAAAATAGCAGACAATGCTATAGATTCTGAACACTATGCAGCGGATTCTATTGATACTGAACATTATGCTGCGGGTTCTGTAGATACTACAGCACTAGGAGCAGATTCAGTAACAGCAGCTAAGATTGGTGACAATGTAATTAATAGTGAGCACTATGCTGCTGGAAGTATTGATAATGAACATATAGCTGATGATGCTATCGACAGCGAACATTATGCTGCTGGGTCGATTGATACAGCCCATATAGCTAACGACCAAATTACAAATGCGTTGATGGCAGATGATGCTATTGACTCTGCACAAATTGCTGATGGTGCAATTGACTTAGCTCATATGTCAGCTAATTCTATTGATTCAGCCCAATATGTAGATGGCTCAATAGATACAGCCCATCTTGCTAATGATATTGCAATCAGTACAACAGGAAACATAACCTCTACAGGGACTATTTCTGGTTCTACAATAAACACTTCAACACTTAATGTAACTGGTAATGCTACAATGACTGGTTCATTAATATTCAATGGAGTTAGTTTTACAGAAACTGCTGCTCTAACAAGTACTGGTTCAAATGTATTCGGTGCAGTCGGTGGTAATAACACTCAAGTATTTAATGGTGCATCTTCATTCAATGATGGGGATGTAACAATTTCAGGATCCCTAATTTTAACCAATAATAGTCTAGCTGTTGGATATGGTGGTACAGGAGTTTCTACATTAACCGATGGTGGTATATTATTAGGTAGTGGCGGCGGAGCAATAACCGCAATGGCTGTATTAACTGATGGTCAAATGATCGTTGGGGATGGTTCAGCAGATCCTGTTGCAGAATCTGGTGATACATTAAGAACTAGTATCGGTGTAGGTACAGGTGATTCTCCACAATTTACAGCAGTTAATTTTGGACACGCCTCAAATAATACTCTTAGTAGTCCATCTTCTGGAGATTTACAAATTGAGAGCAACATTATCTATCGTGCAGGTGGTAATGATGTACCGGTAGCAGATGGTGGTACAGGAGTTTCTACATTAAGTTCTGGTCAAGTTCTAATAGGTGCTGGAACCGGTTCAATTACATCAACAGCAATTGGTATTGCAAGTGGTAATATTGTTAAAATGGGATCTACTGGAACTTCTGGACAGTATGCTAAATTCACATCCACTGGTTTAGAATCAAAAACATTTGCACAAGTTGCTGGTGATTTAGGATTAACTGCTCTTGTTAATGTTACGACAGCATCTTCTGTTACCAATGGTTCAACAGCTTTAGTAACTGGTGATGCAGTACATGATTTTGTTACCGATCAAGGGTATGGTACAGGTACTGGAGACATTAGTTCAGTAACAGCTGGACAAGGTATGTCAGGCGGTGGTCTTTCAGGTGATGTAACAATGTCTGTAAATGCAGGAAATGGCTTATCTGTTGCAGCTGGTAATGGTAGCGCACTAAGTCTTGACGACGTTCTAACAACTGTTAAAACCATTACTAAGTCAGATTTAAAGCTTGGACGTTCAACAACTACAGATTATATTGATTTTGGAACTGATTCAGAAATTCAATTTAAAACCAATAATACCCTAAGGTTTGAAATAGATGATAATGGTGCTCAATTACATACAGGAACTCTTACTGTACCAAACTTAACGGTTACTGGAATAACAACAACTGTTAATACTACCAATGTAACTATAGAAGACGCATTCTTAGCTTTAGGATCTGGAGCTTCAGGAACCGATACCGATGCTGGTCTTATATTTGGTGCAGGTAATGGAGTTGAAGGAGACTCTTTATTCTGGGATGGATCTTATAATGGTAATGATGGACGTTTAGGAGTTGCTCATGGTGTAGCTCTAACTGACAATACAGCAACAGCAGGATACTGGGTCGGTGGTGTTATTGAAGGAAATGAAGCTGCAGCTGTAACCGCTTTAGCAGACCACAAAGGTAACATTAGAATAGATTCTGGTGAAATATATATTTACATATAATAAATGGGTTTTAAAATTATGGGCTTAATAGGTAAAAATACTACTAAAAAAGAAAATATAATATTATCCCCTGAAGAATTAGAATTTCTATTAAAGTTAATAGCAGATTCTAAATTCGATGGTAAGGATGTACAGCTGATCTACGGTTCAGCAGTAAAATTACAGAAAATGCTTACTGAATAATTTTTTTATGTGGTATATTTTTCTTATATTGTATAGATAATTAAAAAGTAAAGGTAATCGTTATGTTCCAAATAGAAGAGTTGATATTGCTTCATAAAGCATTATCCGAATTAGTAATAAAGGGTAGTGATGCTACCCAAGTAGCATCTTTGTTAAGTAAGATTGTGACTGCACATGAAAAAGAGTCCAAAAAAGCTAACCCACCCACAAAAACATCTGGAAAATAGTAAATGTCTGAATGGAAACAACTAGTAACAAGTGGTAGTGATGCTTCATTGAACTCCATGACGGCCAGTAATAGTATATCTCTAGTCAGTGGTATACATGATATGTGCCAGATACTACCTCAGATTGCTAATGCCGGAGCGGATATTATATTTGATGGGGCCTTGGGCGGTCGTTTATATCACACCAACGACACCAATAGATCTATAAAAATTAAAGACCACGCAGTCGATGGCATTAGTATTAAATCGAATTCTACTTCTATAAGTCTATCTGACAACCTAATAAACCTAAATGGAACCCGCATACTGACTGATAGCGGCAATGTAGGTATTGGTGCTAATCCTCCAGTTACCAGACTCCATGTGGCCCATGGATCAGCTCCTATCGATATCCCTGTGCTAGGAGATCCACCTTCTGCAGCTTCGATTGGAGGTACCAATTTTGGAACCTTATTTACAACCCTCGACAGCGGTGATGGAGTAATCCAGCAAGCTAGAACAGATGGTACTGGTGGAGCTTTTGACTTGTTATTACAACCTAAGGGTGGTCAGGTTGGTATAGGAACTAGTTCACCAGCTGATGTATTATCTATATCTGGTGGAGATTTGACAACCCATTTTTCTGGTAACGATATTGAATTTACTCGGCCCGCCACCTCTTACATAAGACAGTCAGGTCGTGGTGGAGAAATTCGATTTACAACAGTGAAAGCAAATGGTACAGGAACAACAAACATGACTTTAGATGGGCCAACTGGTTATGTCGGTATAGGGACAACCGCCCCTGGATCAAAGTTACATGTGTATGATAATAGTGGTTTAAGTGTTCCTCTTGTAAAGTTTCAACATAGTGATGGCGTCTTAAGTAATAATGATACTATTTTAGACTTAGACTTTGACGACGATCAATCTATCACCGCTAACCATTTTTTTATTCGTTTCCAAAACCAAGATGGTGTAGTAGGTTCGATTAATTCAGAAGTTCAATATTCAACATTTACAGGGGCTCACGTCTCACAAAGGCCTTCAGGTTCATCTTTCATTGATTGGAAACCTGGTATGATTGTAAAATCCACTGGTGAAATAATAAGTAGGGGTGTGGGTCTAGATGATAGTTTATCTATGGCATGGCCTGTTGTTGAAATATCGACCACTCAGAAAGAAAAGGCTGTAATGGGAGTCTTTGATTCATTAAGTCCTGCTCCAATAGATTATGAGGCATATACTCCTAGTTCTAAAAATGTTGGAAGAATATCTGGATTAAATGATAATGCTCCTTCAATAAATTACAATGCATTAGGAGAAGGTCGAATTTTAATAACAGATACCAATGGAGACATTGAAGTAGGGGATTATATTTGCACTTCAACTAGATTAGGCCATGGCGAAAAACAAGATGATGATCTAATGCATAATTACACAGTAGCAAAAGCCACTCAACCATGTTCATTCGTTTCAGAGAGTATAGATTCAGACTTAGGATTTGTATCAAAGTTGATTGCTTGCACATATCATTGTGGATAGGTTGATATTTATATTAAAAGGAAATAAATGGATTTATTAGAAGGCGTATACGATCCCGGAATTTTAAAAGCAGTATTTCTAGCTGGTGGGCCAGGTTCTGGAAAATCTTATAGTGCAAACCAGATATTTGGTATTGACGATATAATGAAAGGAACTTCAGCAGTAGGTCTTAAAGTAGTAAACTCAGATCCTGCATTTGAACACTTCCTTAAGAAAAGAGGTGTTGATCCAAAATCTTTAGGTCAGATGACTAAAAAAGTTTTCAACTATTATACCACAAGCAAAGATAATCCAAGACAAAAAGGTAAGGAGATGAAAAAGAAGCTCCAAGCTATATATGAAAAGGGTCGACTTGGTTTAATCATAGATGGTACAGGTCATGACTATGGTAAAATAGAAAAGCGTAGAAAAAAATTAGAAGCCCTCGGCTATGATACTGCAATGGTTTTTGTAAATACTTCCTTAGAAATTGCATTAAAAAGAAATTCCAAAAGAGAAAGAATATTGCCTGAAGACCTAGTAAAGAAATCATGGTCCGATGTCCAAAATAATATGGGGAAATTCCAATCCTTATTTGGTCGTAATTTCATGATTGTGGATAATTCCGAAATGGGTGACTTCAGCAAAATGCACTCGGATAAGATAAGTAATGCTATGAAATTTGTAAAGACTCCCATAAAAAATCGTATAGGTAAGAAATGGGTTCAAGACCAATTAAAGTTAAAATCTCTTGGTGAAAGTGTAATTCAATATGTACCTTCTGATTATCCAAAATTAAATCTTGGTGAAAGTATAGTTTTGAAAAGTATTATAGAAGGTATAACTGAAAATGATTTAGATTTCTTTTTAGAAAATGCAACTAGTACTCATCACGTTGATGATGGTCCAGGAACCTTTTTCAAATCCTCCGGAGCTTACAAAAACTATTCTCAAAAGATGTCTGACCTGATAGGTTGGAAAATAGTTGATTATGCTATGGGTGGAAGTGACTTCGAGGCTTTCCATTCGGATAGGGTAATACCAGCTAATACATATTTCCCAGCAGGAGTTCCTGGTAAGACAACTCCAACCAATTCCCAAGATTATAAAGCCACTATAGCTTATGAGTTATGGAAGACTCAGATCCGTAAAATAGCCAAAGCATTCGGAGTTAAATTTCTATCATTCAAAGATATGGAAGTTGCCAAAAAGCCAGTTACTCCAGATGGAGAGAATGTGAAGGAACCTAATAAAGTCGTTAAAAACCCCCTTAAAGAGGCTGTACAGGACAAATATACCTTTAAAGCAGTGTTCTTAGCTGGAGGTCCTGGATCTGGCAAATCTACGGTTATTGATAAAATATTCGGTATACCTCCTGCCAAGAAAGTTAAATCATCATTGACAAAGACAGGTCTAAAAATAGTTAATCTGGATCAGTCTTATGAATTTCTAAAAAAGAAACATAACCTGCCAGCATCTTCCGATGATCTAACTGATGAAGAACGAAGCCTTGATGGCAAGCTTATGGGTAAGGCTAGAAAGATTGCACAAATACAAATGGATAATTATCTAGATGGTAAACTTGGCATAATAATTGATGGGACTGGCGGATCTTCTAATGTATTACTTGCTAAAAAGAAGTCAATAGAAGAGTTGGGTTATGATACATATATGATCTTTGTAGATACAACCCTAGAAACTGCTTTGGCAAGAAATAAAAAAAGAACTGATAGATCGTTATTAGATAAGGTAGTACAAAGAACGTGGCAAAAAGTCCAAGACAATTTTAAAACTTACAAATCTGCATTTGGTTCGAATTTTATTAATATAAATACGGATAAAGATATTGGAGATCAGCTACCTTCTTCAGTTGTAGCATCTGTAATGAAGTTTATCAAAAAACCAGTTAAGAATAAAGAAGCTTTGAAATGGATTAAGCAAGCAAAAGGGTTATAATGAGTAAACAATTTTCAAAAGATAAAATTCAGAGAATGAGAAACCTCGTTTCTGGAAACTATGGTGCTACAACAAGAGTCCAGACAGGGTTCGTAGTAAAAAAATCTAAGCATGTTGAAGGTGATGTATGGGAAGAATCGAATAAAACTTGGACTATTAAAAATGGGATAAAACAAACCGTAAATAAATTAGATGAAGCTAGAAAAGCCATTCAAATACCCTTGACATGTCCAAAATGTGAAGATCCTCGAATGACTCATCCAGCATATAAAAAAATATATAGAAAATTTGGTTTTTGTCCTAACTGTCTTGTCAAATTCGAAAAAGATCTTAGAAGTGCTGGTAAATATGATGAGTATGTCAATAAGGTTAACCAATCTAGTAATGAAGTATGGATACACCAAATGACTGAGGAGTATCAGGAATTTTTAAATGGTATGGATGCTAATAGATTCATTACAGAAGCAGGTGATATCGAAGAATGGACTGGTGGAGAATCTAAAGACTCTTTAGAAACAAAATTTGAAGCTAGAAAACTAAAAGTTAAAGAAGAATTGAAGGACGAACATGAGCATTCTAAATAAAATATTTTCAAGTGGAGCAACAGAGTTAGTTAAAGGGGTCGGAGGTGTTTTAGATAATCTAACAACATCAAAAGAAGAGAAACTTGAAGCTAAACGTAAGATGCAGGAATTAATCTCTAATCATGAAGCCAAAATGGAGCAAAATATCACTGACAGATGGTCGGCAGATATGAATTCAGATTCTTGGCTATCCAAAAATGTAAGGCCATTAGTCCTAGTCTTCTTAGTAGTATCAACTGTACTGATGATATTCATAGATGCAGGTGTATTAGCATTTACCGTAGAAGAAAAATGGACTGACTTGCTACAATTAGTTCTCATTACAGTTATCGGAGCTTATTTCGGTGGTCGTACAATGGAAAAAAGAGTTAAGAAGTAGTCGAAACTTCACCTCAATATATATTTATATATAAGTTATGGCAAAGAAAACAATTAAGCAAATAATATCGGAAGAATATACAAGGTGTGCATCTGACCCTGTACACTTTATGAGGAAGTATTGTTATATACAACATCCTCAAAGAGGGAAGATACTGTTTAATCTTTTCCCATTCCAGGAAAAATCTTTAACTGAATTTAAAAATCACGACTATAATATAATATTAAAATCCCGCCAGCTAGGTATATCAACCTTAACTGCTGGATATGCATTATGGTCAATGATTTTTAATGAAGATTTTAATGTATTGGTAATTGCAACAAAACAAGACGTTGCTAAAAACCTTGTAACAAAAGTTAGGGTGATGCACCATTATCTTCCTAGTTGGTTAAAAACAGAATCTGTCGAGGATAATAGACTTTCTCTTAGATATGCAAATGGTTCACAAATAAAAGCCATATCTAGTTCACCTGATGCTGGTAGATCTGAAGCATTATCATTATTAGTAATTGATGAGGCTGCTTTTGTTAAGGAAATAGATGATATTTGGGCTTCTGCTCAACAAACCCTAGCTACTGGTGGTAAAGCGGTAATTCTATCTACTCCAAATGGATCTGGTAATTTTTTCCATAGGACATGGATCAAATCTGAAGATGGTGAAAACAAGTTTAACCCTATAAGACTCCATTGGACAGTACATCCAGAAAGAAATCAAGACTGGCGAAATGATCAAAGCCAAATTCTAGGTGATAAGATGGCAGCCCAGGAGTGTGATTGTGACTTTATAACTTCTGGACATTCGGTAATACCAGGAACTCTTCTCCAATGGTATAAAGAAAACATGGTTGAAGACCCTATTGAGACTAGAGGGCTAAATAATGAATATTGGATATGGGAATATCCAGATTATACTAGGAATTATTTAGTTGTTGCCGATGTTGCTAGAGGTGATGGAGCTGATTATTCCACCTTCCATGTGATAGATATTGAAAAAGTAGCTCAAGTAGCCGAGTTTAAAGGTCAACCTGGTACTAAAGAGTTTGGTAACATGTTAGTAAATGTTGCAACAGAATATAATGAAGCTTTATTGGTCATAGAAAATGCAAATGTCGGTTGGGCAGCAATACAACCTGTTATAGATAGAGGATATAAGAATCTATACTATACATATAAGCACGAAGGTGTATCAGATTCAGCCACTCAGCTAAGTAAAGGCTATGACCTAAAAGATAAATCACAAATGACCCCAGGTTTTTCAACAACTTCTCGTACAAGACCACTTCTTATATCGAAACTTGATATTTATTTTAGAGAAAAAGCATGTACAGTTCGATCGAGTAGATTGATTGAAGAATTGTTCGTTTTTGTTTGGAATGGTCAAAGACCTGAAGCCCAAAGAGGCTATAATGATGATCTAACAATGGCATTTTCAATTGGTTTATTTGTTAGAGACCATGCATTAAAGTTGAGAAATGAGGGTATTGAATTAAATAAGAATGCTTTAAATCATATGGGGAAATCCGGCTTTTATTCTGGAGCCCCATCACCCGGTAAAGATACTTGGTCCCAAAAAATTGGGAATCAAGATGAAGATCTAACCTGGCTTTTATAATAAGGATTAAGAATGGCTGATAAATCATTTTTTGGTAGATTACAAACCCTATTTTCAACTTCTACAATAGTTCGTAGAACTGGAGACGGTGGAATAAAAGTTGTTGATGTAAATAAAGTTCAACAAGGAAGCAATTTAGCTAGCAATAGACTTGTGGATAGATTTAATAGATTGTATCAATCTCATGCAAACACAGGTAATCGTGCACAAGCAAATTACCATGCTGCAAGACTGCAACTCTTTACTGATTATGAGGTAATGGATGAAGATTCTATAATCTCATCAGCTTTAGATATCTATGCAGACGAATCTACATTAAAGAATGAGTTTGGTAGCACTTTGGATATTCAAAGTTCAAACTCAGAAGTCCAAAAAATCCTACATAATTTATTCTATGATGTTTTAAATATAGAATTTAATTTATGGCCATGGGTTAGAAA